GATTATTGATAAAGCTATCAAAGTGCACAGGAGTACCATTGACCCTAAGACGACCAGTATGAGGCTCAATAGCAGGATAAACAACAGCAGTAACGAGGTTGCTGTTTTTAGCCCTTGCTTCAGCCGTGATAGTATTTGCTTCGTGTTCAAAGTCGTCCAAAATGATGAGGTCGTATCTTTTATGTAGTTTACTACCTCCTCTAATACCCGCAACATTCGATTTACTAATAAGTTTACATCCATTTGTTAACTCCACATCTTCTTCTGTCCATTTTTTTCCTTTAAGATTCCCAAAATAATATTTGATAGAATCGTTGTACTCAAAATGGTATTTAATATAATCCATATTACCCGTACTTAGTTTTTGTGTCGCAGACACCCACGCATAAAATAGCATATCGTCTTTGGGACAAAAACAAAAGTCTTTGATAATAGAGCATTTCGTAAGAACTGTCTTCCCGTGTCCTCTTGGTAGAATTACTGCTAATTGTTTGACGCTATTATCATCAATTGCATCTGCCATTTCATAATGAAACGCAGGAGTTTCACTACGCATGAAGTCATCGGGAAGAAACAGTTTTCCAAACGCTATTAAGTCTTTACTCGCTAGGAGTAGAGCTTCTTCCGCTTTGCTTACGTTTTTCTTGTTTATGTTCATTTGCTTTTACTTCTTTTTCGATAAATTTGGTTAATTTATCTTGGTGTTTATTCATTCGTATATATTTATCTAACACATCATCTAGCATACGCATATGATTTGCAACAAAGTTAATACGATTTTCCAACTCTTTAATAGAACGAACAATGTCGTGCTTTGTAAGAGTCGGTTTATTACGTTTTGCCATTTATCCTCCTTGACCTACGTAGCGTTTCTTATAATATTTCTTAGACAATTTGTTTCCAAATTTGGTGTTCTTTGATTGTCCTTGTCGTGTTTTTTTCTTTTGCACGTTTCGGATTTTCTCATTACCAAATACTTGTCTACGAGCCATTATTTTTTTACCTTTCTCTTAGTCGTTCTTTTTTTGGTTGTTTTCTTTTTGCCTGTAGCATACTTTCTTCTACTATTACCTGTTTTTAATTCGTCTCCGTTCATAGTAAACATCTCCACAATTGCTTTTTTTATTTTATTTAAATTAAACATTAGTTCTCCCAACAGTTTATTTGTTCTTTTGTAAATTCCATTGTAATCCAACCCGTACGCTGAATGCCATAAAATGAGTATCGTGCATAATCTGCGTAACGCATAAACGACCCTCCTCTTACATACCATTTACGTTTAAGTGTTTCTTCTCCGTTATCGTCAATCGTTAACGAATCCATTGGTTTACAATATAGTTGGTGATTATGTCCTAAGAAAAAGACATCTCCGTCGCTATAGACAGATGCCATTTGATTTAATTCATTATCACCATTCTTTGCGCCGCTTTTTCCGTGTCCACTTACTAAAAACCAGTCTTTACCTTGAATACTAATCTTTGCATATCCTGGTAATCTAAAGTAAGGTACATCCATTTCAGCCGCTAAAGTCTTACAGACATCAAAGTCTAAAATATTAAAACTACGTAAGTAGTCGTGGTTCCCGCCACGAATAAATAGGCATTTATCCGCAATTGGTTGCACCAATTTTAAAAAGGCGGTGTATTGGTCCTCAGGAGCCATAGATTGTCCACGCTGATTAATATTATAATTCGGTGGAATCAGTTCAATCAAATCACCATTACCAAACCATCGTGCATTGGGGTCTTCGTAGATAATCTTGATTGCTTGTTGAAACTTTTGCAAATCAAATTCGTTCGCCCCAACGTGTATATCCGTCAACCCGTGAATACGCAACCTTTCATCACTTGACACCTGAAAGATTTTTCCAGGTTCAATATGTTTGGCATCATATTCTTTTACATCAGAAGGAATAGGTATAGAAAACCATTTCCCACAAGACTTACAACTAAATTGTTGTTTGACTGTTTCTTTGTTTCGTTTCTTCCCTTCTTTTTTTGTTAGCATACTGCTACAATGTGGACATATCATCAGTTTCCTCCTGTGGTTCCACTTCATCTTCAAAGGCATCAGGTAATGCTTTACGCTGTGCACTTTCTATTTGGTCTGGTGAAAATCCTTGGAACAACCCTACAACACCTGTGTCAATTTTCTTGACTTGGTTTCCTAAAGTACCAATTGCTTTTCCCAATTCTTTTAATGATTGTAATGCAATATTTTGGTCTTCACTAGTATCAGCTAGTTGTTTTAGCGACCCTAAGATATATGCGTGGTCAATTCCTAATTGCTTTGCTATATCCTTTGCACTTTTCTCTACTTCACTCATCACTCTCTCCTGTTTAAGTAATATTACTGCTTTTTTTCGTGCTTTTTGTGCATTGTCTTCTTTAAACGTTTGCATATATGCACTAACTGCATCCGTTCCTACCGCAACTTGTGTTGCAAATAATTTTTCTCTTTGAGTACATTTGGTTCGTTTCTTCATTCGTTGCGCACCCGTTAATAAGTCTGGATTGGTAGAAAACGTATATCTATTTGGGTGTTTATCAAAATCTGTATCCATAAAAGTTTTAGGTTTATTTAGAAATGTACCTACAATTGTTCGGACATATCCGTTTGTAAGTTTATAATTTTTTGTATCACCAGGGTGGGACATTGATTTTGCTTTTAAGATTTGAACAATATTACCATCATCACTATATACCCAATCCCCCTCTTTAGCTGTTCTCCAATCTTTCACAATAGGAGTATCTTTATCATAGTGTTCGTAAAATTCTTCCAAGGTTTCATAGACATAATGGCGTTTATATTTGATGGTATTCGATTTCATTTCTTTTTACTTAATTGTTTGTGCAACGACTCAATTAAATACATTACTTCTTTATCTACCCAATATTTATTTCCATTAATTTCTAGCGGTACTTTTTTTATTTCTTCTTCCATATCAATTGTAGACAATACCATATCTTCATCTTCTAAGTCGTCATTTTTAAGCCACTTATGAATTTTAGATAGTTTTTCTATCTCTTCTAAGATATTCAATTGGTCCTCTACAGGAAGCCTTGATAACCATAATATTCCGTATGCCATATTTTTTTCCTTGACAAGCACGTCCAAACCCATTAACTTAACAGGGTTATCTACCCGTTATCTACTAGTATATACTAGTAAATAATTAGTAAATAATATTTATTTCTTTTTCTTTGGTACTTTCTTTTTCTTTAAAAGTTCGACCAACTGTTTATTCAGACGTTTTTCAGATTCTTCTTGTTGTCTACGAGCAACACCTGTTAATCCGTCTCTACGAATATCTTTAGAAGTTATTGTCATAATACACTAATATAAGTAATAAAACCCATGTGTTCCAACATTTTTTTTAAGCATTTTGAAATAGACCTATACACACACACCCTACCCCCCTTAGTGGGATTATCGATATCAATTTTTCAATTATGAGGAGAAATCAATTATGGCTAAAGCGAATACAAACGCTACTTCTCCAGCAATAGATGAGAAACAGTTAATGGTAAAATTATTCAATGTTCAGGTACAACTGAAGATGGCTGGTCTTACTAAACGTCTCAACTCTAGAGCTGGATTACCAGGTTGGTTAGTAGATAAAGAGATTAACTCTTTGATAGACTCAGCGAAGCAAATGGGACTTACAGGTGAAGGCTCAGATGTGAAAGCATCGCTAGAGGAATTTAAAGAGATAGCTTCATCTATCCAACCTAGTTAGTCTAGTAGCTAGTTATGAATTAAGATTCGGGGTTTAGTGCACCTGGCAACAGAACGCACTTAGTTACTTTATTTATTACTATTATTATCATTCTATTACAGATACAGTAATATTGTAGGTGATATGGCATATATACTTACATATTTTAGGTAGATACGATAGATATAGTTTAATAAGTAAAGAGAAACACCCTATATACTATAAACTTTTAAGTAAACATGGGTAAACAACAATAGATTTACACAAATCGCTTAAATACGGCGTTATTTTCTAAATGTGATATGTCGAGTCGCACTAGGAAATATAATACAACCTATGCATATTCTTATGCGTAAAAAGGAACAAATATGAAAGTAGAACAAGTAAAAATGGTTCGTAAGATGAATAACTTACTATGCGGTGGTTATATGACCAAAGGCAAAGTAGAGATTGTTTGTGATTTCATGCGTAAATATAATATCGATTGTACTAATGAAGATATTGATACGTTCTTACGCACTATTAGTGTAATAGAAGATTACAATTAGTATTCATATAACTTGGCGGAGTTATGCCTCTTGTGGGCGACCGTAAACTATGTGAAGTAGTTGAAACGTGACCAGTCTTATATAGTATTATTTATAATGCATAGTAAATAATCACTTACAATCACGGTATGTATAAGATGAATGAAATATTTGCACAAATCGGTTATATAAATCCAGGCATCAATGCATAACAAAACCAATAAGTTTTTTTTCTCGTAGTAAGGACCTTTATCGCTCATTACCTCGTTCCTTTTCTTAGTTGTTTATCAGTTAGGTTGGTAAGGGTCCAAAAATTATTAAAATACGGCTATATAAGTGGATAATAATGTAACACCGCACATAATCCACCTTGAGGCAATCGGATATCAAAAGTATATCTGAGTAGTTAGGCAATGGTCAAATGACTGAGCAAACCTATGCTAATCAAGATACCGAACAAAGATAAGCGCAGGTGTATCTTAAGTGGTATTGTAGGGGGATAGCTTCCCAATGCGTAGTCCTACTATAGACGTATTTTAATATGTTTAATCAAGTAAAATGAAAGTAGGTAATTATGAAAGTAAAAAAATGGGAGTATCAGCAACGTCAAACTCCAAATAAACAATCGTTGCATTATAAGAACTTTATGAAACAATATAGAGCTTATAATAGATTTATTGACAGATGGGGTAGATTACCAATGCAAAGTAATACTAGTAATCGTAGACCTATTGCAGAACGTAGATTATATCAATGGGCATCACAGATAAAACATAAAATGCAACAACGTAAACTTCCGCAATGGAAATATAATCTATGTACAAATATTTCTGGTTGGGAATGGAATAGACAAAGTAATGTGTGGACACAACGTTATTTAGAGTGTAAAGCATACATAGAACAATATGGTCATACTCCAACACAGATACGACCAGAACGTTTTCCAAAAAGAATATATAAAGGAAAATGGATTTCACCAATAGATGCACAACTACATACGTTATCTATATGGGTAATGTGTCAACGTAGAAAGTTTAATAAAGGTGAATTATTGCCACAAAGACTTAATGCATTGATAGACATTGACTTTGATTTTGAGCCTAATATGGGACCAAGAGACGGTAATATAAACGGAATGGACACTATGGAAAACATCAATAGAATAGTAGAGGAGAATGATTATGTCTAAACCTTATCATCAGTATTATAATGAGATACAAGCTACTGATAAACGTAAAAGTATCGCTGTTCTTTCAGCATATAAACGATATAGACAAGAAACAATGTTAGGTCGTATTGCAGTTAGAATGGATAGTTTAATTGATTTACTAAGAAGGAGGACTTAGTATGGGATTTGATTTAGTAGCAAAAAAACCAAGCTCAGAACAATATAGTGAGTTTCGATTTA